GGGCGCAGAGGGGCGCAGAGCGTCCACGCCTGCACCACGGCAACAAGGCAGAACCACGGGCGGCGGGTGGTCTGTCCCTGCCCAGGGCTTGAAAGCATGGTGAAACCCCGCAGCCGGGGCGGGCAGGTCTGCCGAAGGGCAGGCAGCAGGCGGGCAGGGGTTGCCGCCCTTCTGCCCCTTCTGCGACTTTTGAAATTAGTCTTTCTGCCCTTCTGCCCCTTCTGGGCTTTCTGCGATTTCTGTAAAAGTCCCTTCTGCGACTTCTGAGCCGTCATAGGCACTCTCAAGGTATTTCTGCTCAAGGGCTTTCATGTCCTTCTGCTCTCCCAGAGGATTGTTCGGGGTGAGTACCATTTCTGTCTGGTCTTTCATACCGTCATAGTTCTTCTGCCAGAAAATGCCAGTGACAGGGTTTACCTTGCCGTCCTGCATAAGACCCTCACGAAAAACGCCACAAAATTGACGCACCTTTTTGATGAAGTCAGTGCGGGCAGGGTTCCCCTTCGTGACATTCTCCCACTCCCATGCCTGTTCCTTCGTAATACCAATAGCCATATACGCAGCCTGGTTGCCTACCTTCATATCCCATTCAGAACACTTCTGCACATAATTCAAGAATCGTCTTTCCATTTCTGGCACGTCCTGTAAGTCCAGAGGTTCCTTCGGCATAATCTCCATAGTGAACTGAATCATCCGGGAGTTATACCCTTCTGGCAGATCAGGATTGTGACCCTGTACAATCGGGCTATTTTCTCTTGCTTTCTCCAAGTTCGCAGGGCTACTCTTCTGATACCCCGCTGTCCTTCTGGGCTTTCTGTCTTTTCCTCTTACCCCTGGTTTCTTCTGCTCTTCTGTCATTGTCCTTCTGCACCTCCTTCTGCTTTGCTTCTTCCTGCTCTCGCTTCCATCTTTCTACATAAGACTCCATTTCTGTCTCCTTTCTGTCTGGCATGAGGTTGGTAGGGCAAATTCAATTTTTACAGTAAGTTTTTATAGATACGCGCGTACTAAGAAAACTTATAGTAAAATCTTATTTTACCCTACCAACCCTACTAATTTTGCCTTAAAGCTACTCCATAATAGAACAAAACGCCCTGGGTGACTGCCTTGTCTGCATACCATTCCGGGTGTGCTGTCAGTTCTGCATTGAATTTCTTCATGCTGCACACATAATACCCATTGCCCTTGCACCACATTTTGTAGTTATCATAGAGGGACTTCGCACGGGTCTTACCTTCTGCGTTACGCTCACACTTCTCTTCCAGGAATTGCAGTACCAGGTCATTATCCTTCTCATACTGCTTAATGACCTTCTGCATACCCTGGGACATTTTCAGCCCGAAGCGGATATACTTGAAGTAGCCTGCTACCAACCATGTAAAGATACCCCGCATTGCTTCTGGGGTTTCAAAATAGTCCTTTAGTCCCTTGTCCTGTTCTTCATCAGTGAAGTGACGATTGAACTCAATGACACGTACACGGTCAGACGCAAACAAAGACTTATCCTTTACCGAAGGGAGGTCATTACAGGACAGCCACATAGTAAACTGCGGCTTGAAGGTGATAGCTGACTGATACAACTCACGGGCGGTAATGTCCTCACCACCTGTGTACTGCTTAATCGTAGCTTCATCCAGTTTGCCTGCGGTATCTGACTCACTCATAGTAACCATACGCTTACCTTTCAGCTTTGCCAGTACCGGGTTTGCTGCTTCTGCGTTCTTCTGGCGGTCACCACGGCAGATAAGTTCCACGGGAGCCACGGTTGAATAGTCACCAAGCAAGTGCTGAATAGCGTCAAGCATGGTACTTTTGCCGTTGCGGGTGGTCTTACCATGGAGAATGAACATACATTCTT